ATTGATGGCGGTAGAGCAGCTCAAATTTGGGGAGGTTATAATGATGTTAAATTAAGACAAAGTATAACATTAACTAACGCAATTCAATACAATGTTAAAGCTTGGGTTAGGTATGAAGATTTAGATTCAAACCCTAATATTCAGTTTTTACTTGCTGGTAGTAATATTGGTTATTACCCTTTAACAAGCTCTTATGAGTTAATAGAGTTTAACTTTACTAATAGTGGTACTGGAAGTAAAACATTTGATATTACATTAAATACAGACAATTTAAGCGGATTTGCTACAATAGATAATGTTATAGTAACTCCTACTGCTGATTTAAGCACTTATTGCTCTGAAAATTTTGGCTATTATGAGGAACTTGATTCTTGTTCAAAAGAGTTAGTTTGGTATGATAATGAAGATTTTGCTCAAGGAATTAACTATGCCTCTGGGTTTAAGAATAAAATGAGAATTAGTGCAGCAAGACAAAATCCAACTTATATCAAATCTGATTATAGCAAAACATTAAACGGAGATGTTTCATCTATAAATTCACTAAAAATAAGAAAGACTTGGGAGTTTACCATCGAGGCTTCTCCAGAGTTTATTTGGGATAGAATGGCTTGTATGACTGGAGTAAGTAATATTGAGTACGATGGAGTTAATATGTGTTCTGCGGATGAAACTGAATTAAATCCAACTTGGGATAAAAACTCAAGACTTGCTGCTGGGACAATAATTTTATTACCAGCTTATGAATATGTTGTAAATAGGTCTTATAATTGTCCTTAAAATTAGTATATTTGCAATGCGATGTTTATGTGCCATAAATACTCTAAGGCATTAAAGAATAGGGTAATAAAACTTTTAGAAGTTAAATTATGTATAATTGCTCAAATTACGGATGCGACCCTTTAGATGCTTATGTTCTTAACGAATGTAATGAAATTCTTTTAGGTGGTTTTGACCAAGCAATTCTTTTAGAGTGTAACCATCAAATTACTGACCCAAGCAATGCAACTCAAGTAAACGCTGCATTAGCAAACGGAACAGCTACTTTAGTTACTGAAGCATCGTTTTCAATCGAAGCTCCATCTGCTGTAACAGTTGATACCTTAGTGGCTTGTCAGCCTCCAAGAACTGTAAACTACACCAGAACTGGTATGTATAAAAACCAAAATGTTAATCCTACTAATGTGGAGTTTCACGCTCCAATCTTTAGAGGTAAAGTATTTGGTGGATTGATTATCCGTATGTGTTCAGAAACTGATAATGGAAACGGTTATGTTTATTGGGTAGATAGCTCAGTTACCTTTACTGGTGGACTTATCGGCCCAGCTAACAATACTGACTTACAAAGATTTGAAGGAACAATTACTTGGACAGCTAAAACTGACCCAGCTATGTACAATGAACCAGCTGGTGTTTTCGCTTAACACTTAAAGAGGGGTCTAAAAAGCCCCTTTTTTTTATTAAACTTTATGACTAAAGGAATTTTATTATCTGCTTTCGGCAGAAAAGGATATGCTTACGCAGCATTTAATATGTGCGTATCTATCAAGAACTTCAACAAAGATATTAAAGTAGCTTTTGCTTTTGATAGAGAAATCTTTAAGTATCTATCTCCAGAGAAAATAGCTCTATTTGATGAACTAATAGAAATACCAAAAGAACAATTTTATACTAATAGAATAGACCCAGCACTCTATAAGACTGCTATTTATAACTATTTGCCTTACGATGAGAATCTTATCTTGGATGTTGATGGATGTGCGTTACAAGACCTACAACCATTAATTGACAAATTAAGTCAAATTGATAAACCAATCCAAACTGAAGTTATGGGTATTGGTGGTAAGTTTGATGAGATTAGATACTCTATTTGGGCTTCTAATGCTGTTATATGGGAAAGGTTCAACCTTAATGATGATGCTATATTACCAGCAATCCAATCTTCGTTTATGTACATTAAGAAGAACGAATGTAAGGAATACTTTGAGAAGCTTGAAGCCAACTACAAAGAAGGCATTGAGTTGGATAAGATTGTAACTTGGGGAGGAACTATTCCAGATGAGTTGTTTTATAGTGCTACATTTGCACAAATGGGAATAGACCCAACAATAGACATTAAGCCTATATTCTTTGGTAATTATTATGCTCCAGAAAGTTATACTGAATTAGGAGAGAAATTTTATGTACTTTCGCTTTACGGAAATGGAATAGGTAGAAAAGAAACTAAACAAAGATACATAGACTACTACGATAGGATTATGAGAGTATATTGCTCTAACCAAGGCATAGCTCACGATTATAAAGTTCCTTACATAATGACAGATAAACACTTGAATTTCAAATGATTGCATTAACATCAATTTCCCCAAAACACATCAACGAAGATATACAAGGAACAGCCATAAACTCTTGGGTTAATTTAGGGCTTAAAGTATATTCGTTTAACAACTCTAATGAGATTGCTATTCTCAAAGACAACTACAAGAATGTAACTTTTATAGAAAGCATAAGTGGAGAGCATAAGTTTGGAAGGCCTTTAATCTATTTAGATACTTTATTGGACTTTGCTAAGACCCAAGATGACACAGATATTTGTCTTATTAACTCTGATATTATCCTAAATGATAGTTGGACATTATTACCAGAGATTATTGAAAAGTTACCCCATAGAGCAACTATTGTTAAAAGGAGAGATTTCATTAATGACATAAACGATAACAAAGTATTTGAAAGTGGTATAGATGTATTCTTTATTCATAAAAATTACATAGATTTGATACCAAAGTCAGAATTTGCTATTGGAGCTTGTTGGTGGGATTACCATGTTCCTTATTCGCTTATGAAGGCTAATATACCAGTTAAGTTCCTTAGAGAGCCATTTGCTTTCCATAGACTTCACAATGTTCAATACTCTGCAAAAGAATGGGAAGCTTTAGGCCACGAGTTTAAACATTTACACTCTGTAAGGACAAGAAGTATAATGCAATTAAACAATTTAATTTATGCTTACATAATGGAAAATGTTAAATGGTAATATTTATAAAGACTTGGAAGAACGACCTCAAATGGCTTAAATACTGTCTTAAATCAATAGATAAGTATGGTAGTGGGTTTGAAGTGTTAATTGTTGCAGACTGGGATTGCAAATCCGAGATTGAATCTTGGGGATTAACCAAAGAGGTTGTACATTATTGTAAGCCTAATTTTGATGGTTACTTATATCAACAATACATTAAGCTTAGGGCTTTTGATTATACTGATTCAGAGTTTATATTATTTATGGATTCTGATTGTATTTTTACAGAGCCTACAAAGCCAGAGGATTTCTTTACTGATGGTAAACCAAATATGCTAATGACCCCTTATGAGGATATTCCAGAAGTAATGTTTTGGAAGGAAGCTACTGATAAAGCAACTGGCTTAGATGTCAAATATGAGTTTATGCGTAGGAATGGATTAGTGTACCATAGAAGCACTTTAATTGGTTTATGGTTAAGTTATTCAGACAAGTTCTTAAATCAGCTTAAAAGGGCTAAAAATAGGCAATTCAGCGAATTTAATATGATTGGTGCTTATGCTTTTGAATATGAGCAAGAAAAGTATAATTTTGTAAATACAAGAGATTCAATTCCACATCATCCAGTAAAACAATTCTGGAGCTGGAGTAATTTAACAGAAGAAGATAAACAAGAACTAAACAAACATTTATGAAAATCTTAAGAAACGATTTAGCAGTTTTAGAGAATGACACTCACATTAGTAAGTGGGTTGAGCAACACAATTCATTAATCCATAACAAATCATTAGCACAAGAGCTTAAATACTATCTTCGTAAAGATATGAGCATAGTAGAGATAGGTGCTTTTATAGGGGATAATACAGCTTTCCTAAAAGACTTAGGTAAATGGGTTATTTCTTTTGAACCTAATCCAGAAGCATTTGAATGTCTTGAACATAATTCTCAATATTGGGATAATGTTACTTTAGCTAATTGTGCTATTGGCTCTAAAAAGGGCAAAGTAGATATTAACAAAAATGAAAATGTAGGTGCAAGTGTATGTGTAGAAGGCTCTCAAATAGATGTTATAACACTTGATTCACTCAAGTTAGATTCTATGGACTTTATGATATTAGACTGCGAAGGCTGGGAATTAGATGTCTTAGAAGGTGCTGTTGAAACCATAAAGAAATTTGAACCTTTGATGTTAATTGAAATAAACCGAGGAACTTTAGAGAAATTTGGGAAAAAACCACAAGATATATTCGATTTTCTTAATAAATTAGGTTATTTTTGTAGGAACTTATATGCAAATCTTCCAATAGAAGGAGAACAGTATGATATTTTATGTTTTAAATCTAATTACAATGGCTAAGAAAATAAAAAAACCTAAAACTAAAACTTATTTAGTTAGACCAAGTATTACGAATTGTCGTAAAGGTAAAGGATGTGTGAGTACATCTCACGAAGAAATGGTTTACAAAGGAAGTAAAATAGCAGCATAAGCGATGTACAGTATAGAAGAAATTGCAGCTAAGATTAAGCGTGTTTCTGCTCTTGCTATTGAAGCAGAGAGAGAACGCAAACAAAGAGCTTACAATAGTGATGTAGCTATGTTATTCGGTAGCGAATACATAGATGTACTACCAGACTATTTTGAAGGCTATGATGAATCAGTTGAGGATTATGAAGCTATTAGAGTTCATAGTGAGAAGAACTGTTTCCCAGCAAGATTGTTTGCAAAGAGAGCACCTAATCAAACTGAACAAGCAGCTCGTTGGATGCAAGATAACTATAAAAATGTTACGCAACCAGTATTCGTTGATTTCTTAAATACTGTACTTCGTGCTACACACGACCAAAATTGGAGTATTCACTTTGGTTTAGATGCACCACAATACGAACAAGCTGGATTAACATTCCAAAAATATTTAGATAATGACATTAGAGATTATGGTTCATTAGAATCATTCTTTAAACAAGTAATGTTTGCATTGCAATTAAAAGATGCAATGGGTGTTATTGCTATTAGACCAGATTCTCTTGAAATGCTTGAAGATGATAATGGTGGATATGTTTTAGATTCAAATAAACTTATTGAGCCACAACCATATTATTTTACATCAAGACAAGTAGTTGGATTTGATACAAATTGTTGTATTGTAGAATCAGAAGAAAAATCTATTGTAGAATATTACGGAAGTAAAAGAGAAAAAGGTAGAATCTATGAGTTTTATGATAACCAAAATATTTGGTTTTGTAAACAAGTAGGTAAATATGTAGATAATCAATTTGAGATTACTTTATTTTACAATCACGGTTGGGGTAAAGTCCCAGCTACTCGTTTAAGAGGTATTCCAGTAGTTTACGAAGGTAAAGTATTATGGCAATCTCCTTTCTTATTTGCTACTGACTTATTAGATTTAGTTGCACAGAATAGTGCTTACAAACAAGCAAGTATTGCTAAATGCGTATTCCCAGCTACAATTATGTTGGGAGATATTTGTGAGTTTGAAGAAAATGGAAATAGATGTAGTGATGGTATTATAGGATTTAATGATGAAGATGGTAACTATCATTCTCACACTTGTTCTAATTGCCACGGAGTTGGTTTAGTTTCTCGTTTAGGCCCATTGGAAACAATGTTAATTAAGCCAGAAGTTAGAGGACAAAATGAAAGTGAATTGCGTTCTTCACAAGAGCCATTAAAATATGTTTCTCCAGAAGTTCATACTTTACAATTCTTAGAGGAATCTATTGACAAAACCGAGATGAAGGCTCGTAAGATTCTTCACTTGCAGACTTCAAGCTCTGATATTAAGGGTTATGAGAATATGACTGCTACTGGAACTGTATTAGACAATAAAGCTGCATTTGCATTTATTATGCCTATTGCACATACTGCATTTGAAACATTTGAGTTTATCATCAATGCTATTGGATGGATGCGTTACAAGGATGATTATGTAAAGCCTTCTATTGCATATCCACAAAGCTTTGATATTGGAACTGAAAGAGATATTTTAATGACTATCTCGGAAATGGTTAAAAACCAAGTTCCAGCAGTATTGATTCACGCAGAGATATTCAGATACTTAAAATCAGTATTCTACACAGATGCTAAAACAACTGCTGTTTATGAATTAATGATTAATACAGATAGATTATTAGTTTTAAGTGGCGATGAGGTTATGTTAAGACAAGCTAAAGGTCTTGCAGAAAGATATGAAGTTATCTTACACGATTCATTTATGTCATTTGTTGACCAAATGATTGCTTTAGAACCAGACTTCTTAACGCAACCATTCGAGGTACAAAAGACTAAGATAATTGATATGGCTAAATTAAAAGCTAATCAAATAACTGAAAGTAATAATGTATCAGTACAAGGTATTGATTCAATGATTCAATAATGACTTTAGAAGAAATCATAAAGCTTAAATTATCAAGGTTAGATGATATTCCAACTCTTTATACAAATGGTATAAAAGATACACAGAAGGAGATTATGTTGGAGATGTTGGATTCTTTAGAAAACTTAAAGAGGGATGAGAACGGAAACATAAAAAGAACTCAAGCTAACTTATCAATCATTGAAGATATTAACGATGATTTAAAAAAGATATTTAAGGCTTCAGAATACCTTTCGCTTACTTCAGTATTCTTAAAAGAATTTGATGAACAAGCAAAGATAACTAATGACTTCTTTAAGAAAGCTTTTGGAGAGTTTGAGGTATCTTCATTTAACTTAAAAGCATTAGAGGTAAGCAGACAACAAGCATTTGAATTAATGGCTGGACAAGCTTATTTAACTTCTAATCTATACAATCCAGTAAAGAATATCTTAACAGATGCAGTAGTTGCTGGAGATGCCTACGGCAAGACAGTTAAAGCTATCAGCCAAGCCATACAAGGCGGTACAATCAACGGAAACAAGTTAGAGGGTAGATTGTATCGTTATGCTAAACAAATGGCTTTTGATACCTTCGCAGTAGCTGACAGAGGATATACTAATAACATAGCTCAAGACTTAGATGTAGAATGGTATGCTTATAGAGGTGGCCTTGTTGAAGATTCAAGACAATTCTGCATTACTCGTAACGGTAAATACTACCATAAAAAAGAAGTGGAAGCTTGGGGAGATTTAAAGCAATGGGATGGTAAAATACCAGCAACTGATAGCAAGACAATATTTGTTTACGCTGGAGGTTATAGATGCAACCATTCTATACTTCCTAATGCCATATCTGCTACACCAGTAGATGTCATCAAAAGAAACATTGAAAATGGTAACTTTACCCCTACAAAAGCAGAGATAGAAATATTAGGATTATAAAGATTTAAGTTCTTTAATTTCTCTGATTTCTTCTTTATGTACTCCATCAATCATCACGAAGATAACTGTACTTTGCACAATAAAGTTTACTTTGTTTATATTAACATCGTACTTTTTAGAGTAAAACTCTTTTAACTTATGAAGTGTTTGATACAATACTTCAATTTCTCTTTTCCTTACAATCATTATTTGCTTAATAAAAGTTTATTAACTGCTGTTTCAATACTAATCTTAACTCCACTTTCAGTTAGAGCCTTAGCTTGTCTTGCGTGAATGATAGCCATCGCTTCTCCACAGAATTTAATTGTTGCTGTTATACAGTCTTTATTTTTGCGTTCCCTTGCCATATAGTAACATATAGTAATAAACTACAATATTAGGTATAAATATTCATATTTCCAAACATATAGTCCTATATTTGAAGAAAAAACAAATATTTATGTCAGTAAGATGCCTAAATGAGAAGGGAACAGTAGTCTTTATCCCAGAAAAACTCGCAGAAATGCCAGACTATATGAGGAGAAATAAACTTGTCGTAGATGAGATAAAACCTCAAGAACCATTAAAACCTTTAGCTCAAGTTAATTTAGAGTTAGAAAAACCACAAGAAGTAGTAGATGATTCTCCAATCGTTGAAATTTTAGCAGAAGAAGTTGAACTCACTAAAGAGGAATACTGGGCTATTTTAGAAGAAAAAGGAATCGAATACAAGAAAACTTACGGAATTAATAAACTTAAAGAACTAACAAATGCCAATTAAAGAAGAAGAATTAAAACAATTTGTGTCTGATTATTTAGACATTAATGTAGATTCAATCGAATCATTAGAGAGTTTAAAAGAAACATTTGGTTCATCATTCGCAAGAAAAGATGTTTACAAATCAGAACTATCAAAAGACCCAAATTTCATTAACCCATTAATCGGTAAAAGATTAGGGACTATTGAAACAAAGATTAAACAAGCAGCTAAGGATAAACTATCTTTAGAGTTTGATGCTGGAGATTTCAAAGATAAATCTGTTGAAGATTTACTTGATTTAGTAACTGACAAAGCAAAAGGCAAATTTGAAAAAGAGCTTGGCGATATGCGTTCAAAGGTAACTGGCGATTCAAGTGAAATTGAAACTAAATACCAAGAGCAATTAAAGTTACTTCGTGAAGAAGCATCTAATTGGAAAAACCAAGCTACTAATGCTAACCAAGAGTTTGAATCATTTAAGACTGGTTTAGTAGTTAAAGAGAAACAACAAAAGCTAAACTCTAATTTAGAGAAAGCATTTAACTCTGTTAAGTATGCTCCAGAAGCAGATGAGCTTCGTAAAGAAGGCTTCAAGACAAAGATTATGTCAGATGTAAAGTTTGATTTTGATGAAAATGATAATTTTAGTATCTTTGACAAAGAAGGTAAGACTTTATTCCATCCTAACAAGGCTGGAGTTCAATACTCTCCAGAAGATTACTTAAGGGATAAAGCTATTGAATATAAGATTTACCAAATGAATCCAGATGGAGGCAGACAAACTAATCAGAGAGTGGTAACACAAGCTGAAGTTAATGCTCCAGAAGGGCCAAGAGGAAGAATGATACACCCATCGGCAGCTCAGTATTAACTGAGTTGCCCTTGTGGCAAAATATACACATCGCAAGTGCGTGGATGCCTTATCCAATAATTAAGGAATAAGTGCCGAAAACTTACAAGGCAATATGAAATATGTAAGTGCATTTATTTTAATTTAATTATTATGTCGTATGTATTAGGACAATTAACAGCGTGTCCAACCATCCAAAGAGAACTGACAGATTATTTTATGACTTGTCCAGTTAATGAGTTTATGCCATTCTTTGAATTCGTAAACTCTCCAGTAAACAATATCGGCCTTACTCAAGAAGTAGCCCCAGGCGGAGGAAAGATTAGAACTGTAAGATTAACTTACACTCCTCGCCAATTAGAATCAGCAGTTACAGCTAACATTGCTAACCCTAAGTGTGATGTATCTAACTTCATCGGAGATAGATTTACAGATTACACATTAGATACAGATGAAAACCAAGGTATTGGTTTCTCAATGACTGCTCAAGAATTAGAAGCAGCTTGTATTGCTAACGAAACATATTTTGTTCGTAGATTAGCAGATTTAGTTGATGCTTTAGACCGTAAATTAGCTACTGAGCATACTGCTGACTTAGCTTCTTTAATAGGTAAATGGGCTTCAAATGTAACTATGAACGCATCTAATGAGTTTGTAGTAAATACATTACAAGCTGGTTCAACTATGATTGACCCACAAACAACTGCAAAGGTTGACTTTGCAATGCAAAAGACTGGTTATTGCAACGAATCAATGATTTTTGCTGGTTCTACTCTTGCTGAGTATTACAGAGCAACTTCATCTGCGGGATGTTGCACACAACAAGGTATTGATGTTGCGACTATCTTCAACCAATACGGCAAAGCGGTAGCTTATGACAGAAGAATCGAAGCGATTTTTGGAACGGATAATGCTGTTGCAATTCAAGCTGGTTCATTAACTTTGTTAAACTACACTCGTAGCCCTTGGAAAGAAGGTATGCCACTTCCTTATCGTGATGCTGGTAACTACATTTCAACTGTAATTCGCTCTCCAAGAACTGGAATCCCTATGGATTTAACAGTTTCTGATAGCTGTGGTACAGTTTCGGTTTCACTTGTAGCAACTACAAAACTTGTTGGATTACCTTTGGACATTTATGCTCAAGGCGATTTCATGAGTGGTGTAAACTACATGGCGAAAATCAAAGTTACAAATTCATAATTTTCATTCATTGGTGGGGGGCTAAAACCCCCTACCTTTATTTTTTTTAATATGGCTTGTTTTGACAATCTTATAGGATTAAAAGGCTCTTGTGGAGAGAGTGCATTACCATCTGATGGTTTATATTTAAACACACTTGGTATTAGCAGAGAATTTATAGAGGATATAATCAATGAAGATTATGCTGATGTAGATTCTTTTGTGTTAGATAAGATTTCTTTGGCTCAAGACCAAATTAAAAGTGATATTTATTCTAAGTTTACAGCCAAGTTTAATGTTACATCAATATTAGAATCTGTAAGATTAGGGCAATTTAACGAAACACCAACTATTGTTCCAGCCATTGCTGGTAGTTCAAAGGGTATTCAAATGAGAATTTGGAATGATACAACCTTTGCTAAATGTTATGTTTCTACCGTACAAACTTACTGGAATTATACTGGTAATGTTGATTTAAAAGTATATGACCTTACACAAGGTGTATTATTAGATACTATTGTAGTGGCTTCGGTTGCTAATCAAATAGTTCAAACTACAATCAATAAAGTTTACAAAAGCTCAAGCCAAGACTTAAACATTGTGTTTATTTATGATGCTTCTTCTTTTCAATCTTATGCTTCAAGTTTCTTAAACTCTGGATGCGTAACTTGTAATAGAGGTGGTGCTTATATGCAAAACAAATATGTTTACTCTACTGGTGTAACCTTTGTAAATACTGACCCTAAAACACAAGCATATTTGAATGGCAATAGTGATACTGGTGGTATTTCTGTTGTTTATTCATTACAATGCGACCACGAAGCTTGGATTTGCAGTAATGCTAACTTCTTTGTGAGTGCAATGTTATACAAAACTGCTTATTTGATTACTCAATATGCAGATTTAATGAGCAATTCATTCTCAAGTGCTAATATTGATAGAGATAGATTAAGGAGCAAGATGGAATATTACGAATTTGAGTACAATAATAGATTAGAAGCTGGGGTAAAAAACTTAAAGATACCTTCATATGATGTTTGTTTTTCTTGCAATAGGTTAAGAATGAACAAAACAATCTTGCCAAGTTGATTTACAGCGAGATAGATGGCATATATGAAACATTCTTCATTTCAAGCTTTTGGATTGAAGGAGATGAGTTTATCCAACAATTAGTAACAATTAAAATAATATTAAACTGATGACAGTAGCAGACTACCAAACCAAACTAAGGAATCAAATCAAGGCTTTAAAGTCTGATAAGATTATGCAGTTGGCTGTCTATTCTGTTAATCAGCAAAGGATTGAAAGAATATTTGAGAAGGGGCAAAACACTTATGGTTTTAAGATTGGGGATTACAATAGTACAACCCCAGTTTACATTAGGCCAGAAGATGCTCCTAAAGCAGTTAAGTTAGGTGGTAAGCCACAAGCTATTAAAGGCAAATCTTATAAGAACAAGACTGGAGTTACTTTTAAGAGTACAGAAAAGAATCCAGAAACAGCTTATTACCCAAGTTATAAGGCATTTAGAAGGGCTATGGGTAGAGAAACTGGCTTTGTTAATATAAGGCTTAATAACCGATTACAAGGGGATTTAGCTAACGCTACTATAAGTAAAGCTACAACTAACTTAGCAAATAATAAACCTATTAAGGTTGATAACCATAGATACATTGTTACTCTTAAAAACCAAGAAAACATTGATAAGGTTCAGTCTTTAGAAAAAAGATATGGTAAGATAATTGACTTAACTGGGCGAGAGGTTAAATTTTACCACGAGATATTAGAAAAAGAATTTAGATTAGCTTTAGCAAAATGATACAAACGATAGTAAGATATATGCAAAATAAGCTGGATGCTGAAACTATCTTCCAAAGAAACTACGGATTAACCGAGTTAATAGAAAGAGATGGTAGGGTATTCCCTTTATTTTACGAAACTGATGGTAAATATAAGCTTGACTTCCAACCCAATAAATGGTTTGGAGTTTCTTATTTTAGAAAGAATGGTAATGTAAGCTTTTCTGATGGCAGTTTCCCTTCTTTAAAGCCTTGTGAAGTACCAGTTACTGTCACAGTCCCATTGAAGTTTATTTGTTCGATTAAGAAGGCTAAATTGAAGTGTGATGACAATTATGCTGGGGATGACTTGGCTTTTTATATAGCAAAATTATTTGAGGATATTAATGGTCTTAGAACGGAATTAAACGCAAAAAGAGCTACCTTTGTAGTAGGAGAATATAGTACAGATTCACAAAAAGTTCTTGATTCAGAATTTAATGGTATGGATGCTATATTTAAACCAGAATATGTTTACTTATCAATGGACATAGAGATAAATGTTCAAACAACTAAAGAGTGTATGTTTGATTATTGTGGTGGAGTAATCATTGATGAGGATGCAGATAAAGTAGTAGATTCAAGAAATAACAAATTAAGAGCATAGAAATGGCAGATGTAAGAATACAACAATATCCACAAAAATCAATCGTATCAGATAATGATATATTTTTGATTGCAGATTCTAATGATGTAGATGTAAATGGATTTTTAAAATATAAAAAAGTAAGAGCAAAAGACTTACCTTCTATTGTTAATACAGCAGAAAGTATAACTTATGCTAACTTGATTGCTTCTATTGCAGCAGATGACCTTATTATAGGTACATTTTATAAAATTACTGATTCTACTTCTGGAGTTTCTCCATTATTAGTTCAAGCAGTAGGAATTGATGCTATTGGTTATTTAGCTTTTGATGCTGCTAATCCACTTGTAACAATCAATTATGATGTTATTACTGATACTATTAGATGGAGTTTAAATCAAACTGTTGCACCTATTAGTTTAGGTAGCTTATCTGCTACAACACCTTTATCTTATAATAACACTACTGGGGTATTTACTATATCTCAATCAAATACAACTACTAACGGTTATTTGAGTTCTGCTGATTGGAATACATTTACTGCTAAACAAAATGCTTTATCTGGAACTGGTATTGTAAAATCAACTGGTGGAACAATAAGTTACTTAACTGACAATTCAACAAATTGGAATACTGCTTATAGCGATTCAATAGTTAGTGCTGGTGTAACGGGTACTTCTACTAAAACTTTAACTTTAAATCAGCAAGATGGTGGAACGGTAACGGCTTCTTGGAGTGATGCTGATACTGGATTAACTTCGGTTGGTTTAAGTATGCCTTCAGCTTTTACTGTTACTAATAGCCCTTTGACTTCAAATGGAACACTTGCAGTAACTGGTGCTGGTGTTGCTTCTCAATATGTTAGAGGAGATGGTACTTTAGCTGCTTTCCCTACTTCAACTGGTGGTGGTTCTTCGGTAAGTTATTATTTTAACGGAGGTACTTCTCAAGGAACAATAGGTGGGAACACTTATTATGAAATGAGTACAACTGCTGTTATAGGAGTTGGTGCTGATTTTAACATTAATACAAATGGCTATGTTGCTCAATTTGTAACAGATGCAAACGACCCAGCTTTATTAACTATACCAGCTGGTAATTGGAACTTTGAAATGTGGTTTTCTGCAAGTTCTGGTGGTGGTAGTCCAAGTTTTTATTTAGAATTATATAAATATGATGGTGCTACGCTTACTTTAATTTCAAGTGGCTCTGCTGTTCCAGAATCAATTACTGGTGGTACTGCTATTGATTTATATACTACTGCTTTAGCTGTTCCTACAACAGCATTAACTGTAACTGATAGATTAGCTGTTAGAGTATTTGTGAATAATAGTAGTAGAACTATTACACTTCATACACAAAACGGACATTTATGTCAAGCAATAACAACATTTTCTACTGGATTAACAGCCTTAAATGGTTTAACTAATCAAGTTCAAACTTTTGCAACAGGAACGAGTGGAACTGACTTTGGTATTTCTTCTGCTACTTCTACGCATACTTTTAACTTACCAACGGCTTCAGCTTCTAATAGAGGTGCTTTAAGTAGTGCTGATTGGACTACATTTAATAACAAGCAAAACGCTTTAACAAATCCTATCACAGGCACAGGAACAACTAATTACTTACCAAAGTTTACAGGAGCAAGTGCTTTAGGAAATTCAGTTATTTATGATAGTGGTAGTGCAATAGGAATAGGAAGTACATCTCCAAATAGAAAATTAACTATTGAAGGGACTTCTAATGCTTATATGTCTTTTAATGCAACTTCAAATAGAAA